CAAAGTCTGTGTTTGATGTCAACCATGCAGGCGCACCAGCAAGCTCACGCGCAGTTGTGGAGTTACCCGCTGCACGAGCATTGTTGTCGAAAAGTGCTTTTTCGATGTCCAATTTTTGCTCTTTGGCAATTTTTAGCGTTTGGTACGCGATCTCACGCGCACGGCCTGCTTTGTCCAAACCTTCGTCAGTGTCTGGTACGACAACTGCGTTTTTGAAGATTTGTGTGTAGTTGCCCAAGCGAGTTGTCGCTGAACGTGCTTCCGCAGTTGTTGCGTCACCTTCAATGTGAGCATTTGCTGCAGACGCGCGTAGGCTGTCTGTTTGCCATTCATGCAATGTATTGCGCGCACGGGTCTTTGCAGACTTCGTGTGGAATGGTGTTTCTTCTGGTGAGATATTGGTGATTACATCACTCAAGTCCTCACGAATGCCGACTGCATCGTAGCTGTCGAATGTGTTGCTTGGCTGTGCCATAGTTCACTTTCCTTTACTAAAGTTTTGGGTTGATAAGCAAATCTGCCATGTCTGCGATATTCCCAGATTTCATAGCTTTTGCTTCCTGCTTTCTGCGAGTTGCGGTCACACCATCTGTTCTGCGCTTAGCACCAGCCTTTACGACAGGTTTGACATTGCTACCCTTTTCCTTTGCTTTGACTTTGTTCGCTTGTAGCTGACGCCACTTACGCGCATCGTTCAAAGCACGAACATAGCGATGGTCAATGACATTCGCCATCTCATCTTCGCTAAATCCATAAGACACGCCAGTTTCCACTAAGCCCTTCTTGATAATGTCGCCCTTTTCAGGATGGACAATATCAGGAATGGCATCTGCAAGAAGCCTTGCTTGCTCCTGCAGATATGATTGTCTTTGCGCTTGGGTTTGCTGTTGCTGCTGTTGCTGCAACTGTCTTAACTGTCCAACTTTAGCGTTATACTGCTGCACCGCCTCGTCGTATTTCATCTTTTCTTCCATGTACCCAATCGGGTCACTTTCGAAAAGGTCTTTGGACGGTGGGGTAGGTGCCTGTAAGCCGCCTTGTTGTACTTGCTGAGCTACTTGTAGAACATGCTGTTCCCGCTGAGCTAATTGCGCCTCACGCTCCTGCAACTGCTTAGCTGCATCGGCGTTCTCACGCATTTTTTGCTGAATATAGCCCTGACCCGCAGCAGACTGCTTTAGTTGGGAAAGGGTCCAGCGCTGTTGTTGTCCGTCAATAGTAACGTCAAACAAAGCATCGCTGTCATCCTCAACGGCTTCCACCTCGTCAGTATATTCAGTTGCATCATCTTCGTATTCGACTTCATCGCCATTGTCGTCTGATGCTTCAACAACATCTGCGTCCTCTTCAGCTTCCTCTATGACTTCACTCTCAGCGTCCTGAGTTGGTTCAATCATATCATCTGCTGCGTCACGCAAATTATCTTCTTGTGTTGGCTCACCGCCAACTTCTGGCGACAGCAGGCTTCCTACTGCGTCATCTAGTGTAGTCGCGTTCTCCACGGTGCTACTCCTGTTTGCTGCGATCTAACATGCGCTCTGCAGCAATAGCTGCGTCAAGCTGCATTTCGATCTGGTTTAACGCGCGCATGATTGCGTGCGCCTCTTCACGCTGCTCAACTTCTTGAGCAGTTGTGTTTGTGAATATGCTGATCTGCACATCACGAACATCTTGGACAAACTGCTGAAAAGCAGTGTCATTCTTTAAGCGCTTAGCTTCGTCTGCCTGTATGCGAATACTCATCATTGCTGTGCGATGCCTGCGATTGTTCTAAGTTTATCTTGCTCTGCCTTAACGCGTGCTACGTCCACTGCAGTGCCATACTGACCATAAATCTTAGCTGCATCTACCATCAAATCTTGCGCCATCTTATCGCGCTCACGATCATCCTCTGCAGCCGCCTTTTGCGCGTCTAGCTGCAGCTTCATCATGTCGGATTGTACTTTGGCCTGTGCTTTCATCTGCTCTGCTGCTAAGAACGCTTGGTTAGGGTCAGTGCCTTGCGCTTGCTGGGCTTGCGCCTGCTGCTGCAACATAAGTAGCTGCTGCTCGACCTCTGGTGTTATTGGAGCAAAATAACGGTCAGAGTTGCGAATGCCAGCAGCAGCTAACATATCAGACAACGTATTGCGTATGTTCGTCAAGCTCACCATGCCGTTAAATGGGCCATATTGTGTATATACTTGCTGCTGGATGCTGAACGCTTGCTGCAGCGCCATCATCTTTTCTTCTTCGCGGCCTGTGCCTAAGCCTACGTTGATGGATACATCCATATCAGCATTCCAAACGCGAGGATCAACAGGGATAAAGCGCCCATTCATGCGCATCATTTGCTCTTCGTCAGAGTGCTTTACGTGCAGATGAAGCATGATCTTAAATAGGTTTTTCATGCCATCAGCAAGATTGCGCACCATAACTTCAACCTGACCAGCTTGTGCTTGGATAGTGGCCTGAACTGCAGCCTTGGTTGTGGATTGCATTGCGTCTGGGTCTAGCCCCATTGATGCACGCGATACGCCTGTTTTATTCTCTACAAGCTGATCCATGTAGGTCAGTGCGCCTAACGTCTGGCCTGCAGTAAATGGCACTGTTAGCTCTTGTACTGAGCCTGCTTGACGCATGCGCACGATTGCGCCGATCTCGTTATTCAGAACATCATCAATATTGACTGCGCCATCTACGATGCCGATGCGAGGATTGTTCGTCATGGCTACGTTATCTAGCACACCACGCAGGATTGCTGTGCTTGCGTCTTGATCGTCCATAACAATCTCTGCAAGAGAACGTCCATAGAATGTGTGTGGCTCTGGGTCAACCTCGAACACAGCAAATGGAATGTTGTCGATTGGCTCAAAGTCTAGCAGCTTATAATCTGATCCACCGCAGATAAAGCGATGCAGGACAGGTACGCCTGTGCCATCTACATCAATCTTCATATAGGCTTCTGTGATCGCCACGTTGCGCATTGCTGGATCGCCTGATTGATCCTCGTAGTCATCTTGGCTGTAGCCCTGACGCTCTATAGTCTCGGCCTCAGATATGTCTGATGCGCCATATAGGCTATCTAGGTCATACACATCCTCAAAGTCATAGCCCATCTCTACAAGCTCACCTACGCGCATCTCTGTGCGGTGCGCTACAACATAAGCCTCATCAATGTTGCGCGCTTGTGAGTTAATGAAGAACTCTTCAGGCGGTACGCTCTCAAAGCGCATCTTACCTTCTGGCATTTGTCTGCTGATCTTTAGGTCATGCGTTGGAAGCTCAACCTCTGTGCCAAACTCATCTACGCTAACAGATGATATGGACGTATGCTCAAGGATTGTCACATCATCATCAGAGACAATCATCGTGTATTCTTCGTCTGTCAGGTTGTCATACGTGAATATCTCTGCGCGATACTTGGTTTCCCAGTATGCTTTTACAATGCCCGTTTTCTTTACAAGAGCATCGTGGAATGCATCATTCAGCACACGGTAGCCATCGTTTTGGTTGAACACGTAATGCATGTATTCTGTTGCTTGCTCTGCTAGGGCAACATCCTCTGGCCCGCGTGGGACAAACTCAACAGGTTTTGCAGTGGACATAAACACACGCATTAGGCTTGGCTTGACTGCGCGGATTGTGTCGCGCACTTTTGTTGCAACTACCTTGCTGCGACCATCCTCATAGCCAATGTCTACTTCACCGTCGAAATAACGCTGGGCCTTGATGCGGTCTTGCGTAATTTCGCTCTCAACAAAGTCTACAGCCTGCGCAATTGCGTCTTGCAGGATACCTTCAATCTCGCGTGTGTCTTTTGCTTTTGGCTGCATGTTATTGCTCCTGTTCCTGCGGCAATAGGCCAGTTTCGCTGCCCGCTTCTAAGCCTATGAGAGTGCGTATTTCACCCAGAGAGATTGACTTGTTTGGGGCGATGCCTGTCGCCAGCAGGTCTTTAATCTGCTCTGCTGATTTTAATGACCTAGCCTCCGCTGCGCCTTTTGCTGCCATGCCTGTTGCGGTTACGCCCAACATCGCTGGGTTGTATGCAATAGCGCCCACGTTTAGGGCTTGCATCAATCCATTCCCAGATGGCGACATTTTTCCAATAAGTCTAAGCATATTGTCGCTCATCTTGCCGCGAACAAACTGCTCCATCACCCTGATTTCCGTATCATCAAAGAACTGGCTTTTCTTTTTGCTTGCAAGAATGTTTTTAACTGCGCGGCGGTAGTTGTTGACAAGGTTCCCGCCAGACCCGCTTGCTGCAGTGTCAAGCTCTGCTTTTCTAAATGCGTCTTCAAGCATTTCGAGCTTCTTATATCTTTTATTTGCTTGACGCGCAGTGTCCATCAGGCGATTGGCAGGCGCTTTTGCCTCTATCGCCTCATCTATGACATCAATTATTTCACGAATGCCTTGCTCGTTACGCGCGGCGCTATATCTCTTATACAGGCTTTGGCGTAGCTTATCTAGCTGACCCACCGTCATGGTGCTGTCCATTTGCGACTGTATAGTTTTCAGAGCAGCCTTTGTCTGCAAATCAACCTCTGGGACATAGTTAAATTTAGCGACTGCTGCGTTTGACTTAGCAACAATCTGATTTACTTCGTTGGGATCGAATTTAACGCCAGACTTATCAACCTTACTGTAAGCTGCGTTTTTGGCGTCACGCAAGCTCTGTAGGGTTGGGCGCTCCACGGATCGCTTGAACGTTTTATTTACAACTTTTGCCCCTGCGGCTGGCGAAACAAGAGAGCCAATTATGCGTGCGGGTAACTCCATAGATGGAGCGTATTCTTCTGCCGCTTGGCCTGCTGCCTCACTACCAGCGCCCGCAGTGCCAGCTACCAATGCTCTGCGCGCAATCCCCGCAGGCCCGCCGACTGCGGCAGACGGCAGAAACTCAGATATTGTTTGAACATACTCTCCTGCAGTTGTTTGAGGTTCATATGCTTCTGCAGGAAAAGCCTCACGCAAAGCCTCTCCCACAGTTGATTGAAGCACTGGCGTTTTTTCTTCGACATCATACCCAAGCAAGTCTTTTGCCTCTTGGTAGGTTCTTACGCCAAGGCGACCCAGCATCTCAATGGCCTCTGGCACAGCAATAGCGCCTTCACGCAGACCACTCTTTAAAGCCATTTTTATATCTTCTTCCTGAGACACTTGAGGTTGCGGCTCTGTCTCCACAATGGGCTTTTGCGGTTGGTCTTGCGCTTCATCTCTAAGTGCAATTGCAGCCTGAACTAGCTGACGCGCTGCGGCCTCATCCCCCGCTGCGTCTGCGTTTCTGGCTGCATTCATGTATTGTTCATATGTTGCCATTATCCGTACTTATCCAAAAGCTCTTGGTCTGTTGCTTGAGTGCCAGATTTACCAGTCCCCATGATTACATCTATTTCATTTTGGCTAAAGTAAGCAGACCCACCTTCAGTATCCAAAATGCGCTTCATTGATTGCTGGTACTGCGTTTCTAAGCGCTCAAGGTTTCTTATCAACTGATCTGCAGATTGAGATGTTTTTAAGCTGCCTAAGCTGGCTTGTAGCGCGTTAAGTTCTTGCACAGCAACCTGCCCAAGCGCCCCGCCTGTCGGACTTTCCTCGCGCATTCTTTGCAGTCTATCAAATCCAATATTTGAGCGGATCGTTTCGCCAAGCT